CACTACTTTTTGCTATCCCCTCATTTACGGGAAACTGCTTATAAGCAAGAAGAATAGATTTATCATAACCCCTTTCACCACTAGGATTTTTAGAAAATAATCCAAACTCGGATATAGTAGATCCGTTACCCATACTTTCTGGCAATTCAATCCGATAATGGACTACATCATCAAGAATTTTAGTGCTAAAAGTAGTTGGAAGTTCTACAAAAGACTCCCCTTTGTTTACCCCTGGATGTAGAACTGGATCAAAATTAGCGTGGTGTAGTGTTTCTAAATCATGAGTTGATACCCTTAACTCTGCATCATTACCATACTGAGCTTCAACAAAAGGAGCATCTAAGGTAGATATAAATCTATTAGAAAAAGCTGCCTCAGGGTCAGAAATTAATCCTCCCCCGCCCACTTGGAAATACCCTACGATATGGTCAGATATTATTGAAGATCCTTTATCCGAAAAAATATTTGCTATACTTACACCCAAAGCGTCCGTAAGAATATTATCATCTTGGCAGATAATTTCCTGTGTGCCGTCCTTATAAACTTTAGTAATTTCTACAAATCCATTCATATAAATCTAAGTCTCCAAACAAGGGTTAAATCTCCATAACTAAAACACCCTGGCGTATTTATTGTGGTGTCATCTTTTATTGCCGCTAAGTTCTTAGTAAAAGTCTTCTCCGCAAACAATCTATATACTAACCTATTATAGCTAGAGCTAAATCTTAAGGGGAAGGTTGGCCGTATTTTTGAGTGTCCTTTCGCGTCTTTATCAGAAAGAGTTTTTTCTAAATCAATTGTCCATAAACCAGCTTTAAAAATACCACCATACATATTTGCTAAACCCAAGTCTCCAGAAGATATAGTACAAAGATATAGAACCTCCCCAGTAGAAGAGAAATCACTGTCAGCAGAAACTATTAATCCTGACGCTGGATCTGGAACAGCTAACGAGCTAGGATAAACTGGTCCGTCACTATCGAAATCCCCTGTGGGGTAATAAGCTTTAATAAACCCATTCTCATCCATTGATCTGATAGCTGAGGAATTAAAGAAATTATTTCCCAAAGCAGCGTCAACAGAATTTGGATAAGTTCCATTGATTTCAATATAATCACTTAATAATTCAATGTTAGATATTGAATTAAGTATTGCATAATCTGTTCCGCTTGTATGCGGATAACAACCTAAAAATAAATCACCATCTATTCCTCCCTCATTATAAGAAGGAGTAAGCCCAGTCACTCTTTTATACTCAGAAGATCCATATCGTTCTTCTAATTGCCACCCGTACATCTCAAGGGGACAATCATCACCCCCCGCCCCTAAAAACTTACATTGAACACGAATCTCAGCACCAGCAGGTAAAGCTCCCATCTCTTTTCCTCCCTCCATTACCACTTCAAACTTATACCACCCTGCCGACCCATCAGCACCAGACCCTGGTGTAACAAAACCCTCTGCTCCATTGTGTGTGATAGTCACAGATCCTTTGGTTCTATCAAAAGCACTTGGGGCTCCAAACAAAGAGTTCTCCTCATCGTAATAGCACATTCCTGCCATGTGATGTAAACTATTAGTTGTGTCCCTAATATTTAAAATTACTGCCGAAGTAGTTCCACTTACACCCAAACTACTTCCAGGTTGTTTTGCATAAAAACTAAAAGTATGATCAACATTGGGATGAAGTGCAGTTTTGTAAGGAGGGATCATATGTACTAATTGCGCGTTAGTAGCAGCACTTACTAAGAAAGAAGAAGTTCCATAAATAGGACCGCTGTGCTTGCTTTGCAATTCAACAGAGCTAATACCGCCCAACGAAGAGGACCAATAATAATTGTTTCCGTTCCCAAAATCTTCGTCTGTAGGTGGCCCATCTGTAAAAGAAATAAGGTTGGGATTTGTGCTACACTTTATTTTATTAAGATTATGTCCATACGCATGAGCCCTTCCTTGCATCATACGATCTCCCATCCTATGAGCTTGCCCTGACACAACATCAATCGCTGTTTCTGTATTAGGCTCTATTTTGGTATCGTTAGGATTTGGTCTACTTCCAGGATCTCTCTTTGGATCATAGGAAGATGTAGTTGAATCAATATTCTCATTAACTAAAGATACCGCTCTAATGACATTATCATATCGGACAGCGGAGACATACCCTTCAAATTCTGGGGATCCAGAAAAGAAAGTAATCTCCTCCACTACTGCTGGAACCAAATCCCACCATGCTGAAACATCAAAGGGAAAAAAATGAGCGTTATTCTTATATGCATTAGAACTTTTACCAAAGGAAATTGCTTGAACGGTAAAATTAGAGGAATCGGACAAGCCCTCTACTAAATTTGATGTAGACGATGGCATAGTTAACATATCACACAAAGCCTCTCCTGCTCCATTAACTATTAAATTATTCTCCGTATGAAGTAATTCCTCCTGCGGCGTACCATAATTAGAATAAATTTCTACAGTCCCAATCATCCTAAAGTATCTATCCTGGTATACCCACCGAATGTGCTGCTGGTCCCAATATGTGGGTTATCTGGGTTAATTGTATAATCTAATCTACTGCCACCACTTACACTGTGGATAGCGGCAGAATCAACAGCGTTCCGACTATTAAATGCGTTTCCATTAACGCCCTTACCTATCTTATTAAAGTACCTAAAAGTATGTAATAATTCTTTTGGTGTAACAGGAATTATTCCCTCTACGTTTTTAACTATGTTAGTTCCAGGGTTGGTTCCCGAAACCAAGAGTCTCCTTTCCAGTTCAAACTCATCATCAAAATTTCTGGGTCGCAATAAATTCTTGTCGAGAGACAATTCCATATCCCCTTGATACTCTACACCACTATTATCATACAAGGCTACTTGGTTGTATATACGTGATTTAAAAAACTCATTGTTTGGCTCTGCATCTTTTACAACTGTAATCTTTTGAAGACTAGAAACATCTTTAGTGTAGATACTTAATTCTCCACTTACATTGTACACTTTTTTTGGAGCAAATTCTTCAAATAATTGAACTTCGTACTCAGGATGTACAACGCTTCCTTCTCCTACATAAATAATGGAACCAACTTTCCCAGGATACTGTTGGAAAGCATTGTTATTCCAAGAAGTATAACCACCAACACCAGTTAAAAGAGAAGGCATTCTAGTAAAGCCAGCCAAAGGATCATTGTGTCCTTCAGCCAGATCGGGCCGTACATTAAACACAGATCCCCAACTGTTTAGTCTGCATGGGTTTGTTATATAAGATTCTCTCTCAGCTTCATGCTCCTGAGTTGTACCTCCAAATCCAGGCAGAAGAGGGGGCAATATACTATCGAAGTGACCATTAATAGCTTGAAGGGTACATCTTATCCCTAAGTTTTCTCTATAACTAGAATCTAATTCGAAGGCATCATATGGCATAGTAACTTCCATTCTAAACCATCGAAGAGTTCTGTCGGTAGTGGCATAATGAATAGGGACAGTTTCTTCTCGGCATCTAGCAGCCGAGGTATCCAACAAGGAGTGTCCGTTAGTTAAAATTGAGCTTGTAGCAGAATTAAGAGGATAATTTAGAGCAACTGGATCTGGGAGACTTAAAACTAACCTAGTATAACTATTTTTTGATCCTATTGGGGATATAGTTAAAATTGCTGATGTAGCATAGGTGTGCCTAATTTTTTCAAGATCTGCGGTGTCTGTCAAATCAGGGAACCCTTCAGGTGACGTAGCTACCCACGTAGAGAATGTATAATATTGGTCATGTACTAAATCATCCTTGCTTATATCTTTGTATATGGATAATGGAGGAAAGGTAATTCCATGCCCCTCATCAAGGAACTTATCTTCCAGAGTTTTACCTGAGTAGGAGTTTTGATCCCAGCGAAGTCGCCTATTATCATAGTCATCAAAGGAAGGCGAAGGCACGGTAGTACCAAGAACATCACTATTTATAAGATGCCAAATTGCCATAGAAGAAGCAACTGTTCCTGTAGGATCTAATACAAGAGGTAGTAAAGGATCTTCTCCTGGTCCGCTGTAGTTCCACTTAAGATAATCATCATACTGAGCTATATCTATTTCTACATCTCCAGTTTCAATAACACCACAATTCATTCTTCTAGACGTAAAATCTAACATTATCATGGATCCAGGGGCCATTCCCCAAGGAAATTCATAAAGTCCTGTGTATTCCCATGAGGGACGATCATAAAGAAAATCATATAATTCCCCTGTAGGGGGCTGGCTGACAGGGGGTATATCATTGGGGTGATAAGAAAAGAATTCCTCTAGGGGATGGTATGACATAGGATTGCTATGGCCCCAACCAATTTCTAAGGGATTAGAAGGATTATCCTCTAAAACTTTATGCTGCTCTATTGAAGCATGCCCTGGTCTTGCTAATCCCTGTAATCTATATCCAGAGCGGCCTGTTACAATATCCTCTTGTGTGGGCCACCCTAAGCCAGTCTCACTCCACTTAAAGCACCCTCTCCCTGGTCCGTCAGCGGTAGCATAAAGACTAAATGGATCCCCAGTCTCATCGACCCCCACCAGTGCCCTCCGTCCTCTATGAATGTAAGGAGACCAGTGGTTATAAGATAGGAAACCTTTTCTTGCTGCCCAATACTCTTCAAGAAGAATCTTTTTATTGTTTATTTTAGTTGCATCGCTCCAGTTAAATGCGAGGTTTTCCAGGGTAGTCTGATCAAATCCATCATAAAAAGCAGTATAGGTGCCGTTAGAGACACCAGTATATGGGATTTTTCCCCAAGGCAGTCCCCGTGAAACTGCTTGAGGGTATCCTGCTGTAGAGGGCCAAGCTGGATCTCTAGAAAACCATGCGCTATAACTAGCTACTATTTGATTCATCTCGTCCCAGTTAAGACCTGCATAACCATACCACTGACATAGACCCTGCGGACAGTCCTCTATAATGGCACCCGAATACTTTTTGGTGCCCCAAGGTTGTTCTGCACACCCCCACAACTCATAATTTTGTGTAATTCCTGGAGTAATGGCTCTAAACAAATCAGTACTAAAATACTCAGTACTTATATTTGTTAATCCTTCAGTGGCAAACTGCGGATAAATAGCTTCATCGCCATCAGGTAAAATAAATCTTGTCTTAAGCACTCCGTCTTTTTGTGTGTTAATATCAGGTATTACAGAGGAGTAAGGAATAGCAGCCGCATCATTTAAAGTTTTATCCATTACTCGCAGCGTATCAAGAATAACATATCTACCTTCTGAATTATTTGTAGGAAGGGGGAAAATTTCAATCATATAATTTTGCGTTTTCCCACTCAAACTTACTAAAGCTCTGTGAAGCTGAACACTTCTTCCATTATAAATATCAGATAGGCTTCCTCCTTTATAATAAGTCGCATAATTAAAAGGAAGCTCGGTTTTGGTATTCTTTGTATGGAAGTTTATTTTTGCAGTTTGAATATGTTCTTTATTTACATACGACAACACGCTATTATTTGAGACATTCTCATCACAATTAGCATTTTGCCGCAACAACATATCCTCCCCTCCTGAAAACTTATGAGCATACTTTAATATATTATTAATACCTTGTGTTCCATTAATTACAGTATGGCTTTTAACCTGCTCCCACTTACCTTCTGGGGTCCACACAAAGAAAACCTGATCTCCTGATTTAGTTTGTTCATTTTTAGTTCGTATTATTATTCCTACGCCTCCCCCACCAATAGCTCTAGAATTCTCTTTTGCCGTTAAAAAATCAAGAGATAATTCAAACTCATGTTCAGGGATAAGGATATTTTTCTGTTGAGGATCAATACCTCGCAGAGGGAATTGAACTCTAGGTAATCCCGTTCCTCCATTCTTTAACAAGACACATTTATTATTAATTAAATAATTATCGTCTTCAAGGAAAGTGGATTGTTGTCCCCTCTCTAAGAAATAAACGCCCATTTTATTATTGTTTTGTAGAGAAGTGGACGTATCTATAAAACTAATACTACTTAGGATGGTATTACATCTATACTCTGGGGCACCATAATAAGGCCCATTTTGAACCGAAGAATTATCAAATAGATCTATGTGAAAAGTATCCCCTTCATAATCATCATTATTTCCTTGATCATATAAGGTTTGTAGTTTTAAGTTAAATAAGTAATTAGTCGTTGTTGAAATAAGAGTAGAGCTTAAATCAACAGCAGAAGCATTAATAGAAAAATTAGCATTATGATAAATTGGGCCATAGGTATGAGACAATATTGTTGGACCACCTACTTCAACATCGTCTAAAACACTTTCTGGTAAAGAACTTCCAGCCCCCCAAGAGGGCAAACCCTCACCACCAGCCTGCTCTAAGAAATATTGATTATAATAATTATATATTGAATGTAGTCCATCCCTTCTAGAGGTACTTCCGTTTCTGATATCCAATTCAGGAGAAGTAAATTTATCAAAACCCTCATCATTCATCTGATTTGCAAAGGAGTCTTCTAAATTAACCCAATAAGAAGATGCGTATAATAGATCATAGTTAAGGTCAATAATTTCCTTAGCGATTGCCTTCTTTTTCTTTTCATGATATCCAAAGAATAAAGCGACTTCCTGAGATAACTGATCTCTTCTTACGAATTGATCACAAGAGGAGAAAGACAGTGACCCATTTCCCCTCGGTGAAAAAGTGCTACTTACTGGTATATCAAAATAAGACTTATCATTATTTGCGATTCTACAATCTCTTGAATAAACAGCGGATAGATTTTCTGGTGTAGGAGGGGCAAACGACAATGCAGAAGGGATGTATCCTAATAAGGAAAAATCAAGAATAGAACTGGTGTTATTATAAAAGGAAGGCATATTAGCACCGTCTCTACCATACCAACCATCCGATCCTAACGTGTTGTAAAAATCTCTTCGTCTTAAGGATCGCCTTGGAATTCCACTAGCAGCAGGTACAACCGCACTAGTATTAACTACAGAATTATAAATGTGATTTGAATATCGAGCTTGGTTTCTCTTGAAAACAGGAACATTATCATGATTATTAGTACTTCTAGAATCATCAAAAGAAGAAAGATAAAGATCATACCCTAAAGCAAACCCAGTACCTCTATCGTAAACCCCGCAAACTTCATAATTTGATAAACCAGTAGAAGACGCAGGAACATCTTCAATAGGCCACTTTATTGTAGGGCACATAAAATCTATCCCACTAGGTTGTTCTACTGCTGAAAGTGCTATTCGAACACGCGGTATTGCTTTTGCAGGTATAAACTCGTCTACAATATCTAAGCTTTCTAAAATTTCGGCTACTGTATAAAGAGCAGAAGCGTCACCAAAAAATGTTGAAGAAAAGTGTCCTGCACAAACAGAAAAATCAAAGGTAGAAGATTTACCATTCCATAAAGACAAGAGATCATAATCCTCTGTTTTGAAGTCAGATAATATGGACTTGTAGTTAGGGGGATATTGTTGAGAGGAAGTAAAGAAAACATAAGAATTTCCTATATAAATATCAGTTGCATCAACACCAGATAATGTGTACTCATTAGTGTAATCTAAAAACTTTCTAGCTAGATCTTCAGAAACACAGAAAGCTTTTAATTGATTTTTAAAGAACCATAATAAATCATCAGTTATAATACAATTTTTATAAAACTTTTCTTCCTCCCATGGAGGGATAGGATAGTCTCTACCTCTGTATTTAAACGTAAATCCTGGATCACCCAAAATAGCTATTTTTTTAGAGCCTCCACTAAAATAGCTTCCAGTAAAATATTGGTCCCCTACTTTAAGGGTAGGACCAAAATATGCCTGCCCAGTCTCTAGGATATGAACTCTATAAGGCTCATTTCTTAAGAAGAATAAATAAGGAAACCGCTCTACTGCCCTTTTTAATATTAAATCTACCGCCGCTCGAATATTGGTATCTTTATTTGTTGGGTCAAACACATCAACCCCCAAACCGTCAGCTACTGCGGAGTCATACTTAGGAAAATCAAATATTTCTGTATCCGTTTTTAATAGATAATAAAGCAAGCTTGGGAGATAGGACTCATATAACTCAGTTATGGAAGAACTAACGTCAATGGGGTTATTAACTATAACTGTATCCAGAGCATCTACAAGACCCTGTTTTGTTCCTTTCTTTTTGTAAAGGGCTACCGCATTCGCAATTTGGTTTCTCCAAGACGCTTCATTATTTCCACGCAACCTCCAACCAATTAAATTAGAAAGGTAGGGTAAAAACTGCTTGGGGCATTCAGAAATAGAAGTTAGCAACTCTAAGTTTTCAACTTGGCTATCTATATCTCTAAACAAATAAGATATAGCTCTATAAAATTTATTTAGTGGGCCTGCAACCTCCGTTGTCTCCAAACCTTTCCCACTACCAATATAAATTTCTATTGCATTCTTAACAGTAATTTCTTCTCTATCAATATGAAGAGGAGAATAAATTATATCAATAAATGTATTTAGCTTCTCTAAATTTTGATTTCCACTGGTGTAAGTACTTATCCCCTGTAAAAACATGCTAGGCACAATACCTTCATCAAAAGAACTAAAGGAGCTATAGTTAGTCCAAAGATAAGTTTGATAATCCTTTATAGCGTCATTTATTTTGTACTCTTTCCCTGCATATAACTTATTAGATATAGAATTAATAACCATACTAGATGGGTTTGAAACTGGGCCATTAGTATTTAAGAAATACAACCACCCTAAATTATTAATTAGATACTCATGCGTTTCAGCATTGGTCGTTCCAAAAACAGCAGAGGTGTCAGCAGCAAGATCTGGTGAATTTAACCTAATCTTAGGCAACAAATCAGTTCTCAAATATTCTCTGAACTCAGCTAAAGTAGAATACTCTGTTAAAGATATACTTAAGGGTGTAAGTATTTTTTTTACAAAATCATTTAATGAAATATCAGTTAATTTATTTTGTTTTATAAAATAACGAGAAAATCCTGTGGGGGTATTTATGTCACTTGCAGTGAAAGACCCTGCTATGGCACTCACATTTAAGGTATTCGTAATTTGGCTTATTGATCTCAAATGACTATTGATGATAAGATCTGTAAATTTAATCTGGCTTCCGCTTACATCTGCATCTTGATTTAGATACAAATCTGGCGTAATTATTTTTACAGCTTCAACAAAGTTTAGTTTTGAGAATTTTCGTGCCATCTAAATATAAGAAAAGTTAATTGTTAAGTTATTAAGTGCTATTACTTCATTAAAGTCCACGCTAATATTCTCATCAATATTATCAATAGTAGAGTAGCGAACTTCACTCAAATCAAAAATCTGTCTGTTAAGATCTTGAGGCACAAAAGTTACTCCAAAATCAAACTTAGTATATGAGAAGAATGAAGTCATTATATCACTGGCCTTTCGCCTCACAACATCCTCTATGCTTTTTAAAGAGCTATCAACAAATAACGTGACTACTAGATCCAAAGTTCTTATGAGTCCATCCACTATTACTACTTCATCCGTTAGCATCTTTTTCTTTTCCATCGCTGCTATAAGATTAGTTTTATAATCTACGGTAGCCTTTTGTAGTTGAGTGGCAGTAGCTTTTTGCAATACATAAATATCTATAATATTTGCTGAAGAGTATGCTTTTCTCGTTGAAGCAGTTCCTATGGATATACCCCCTGTTGGACTAACAAAACGAGAAACAAAAGATTTATAGTCATCTAAAGTAACCAATCTATCTTGTTGTTTAAAAACTAAAGGTCCATTAATTTTAGCGTCAGCTACGGTTTCTGCATCAATACCACCTGTTATAACACTTGTATTTTCAAGATTAGCCATCCCTTGATTAGTAGTAATACTGGTTGAAATTGCATTTCCTAAGATATTCCCTCTAACACCTCCACCAACTCTATAAATAACTCGGTAAGAAGATGAATTGGGAGGAGAGGCTCCTAAATTACCGTCCCCAAATCTAACAACTCCATTGTACACCTCGTCATAAATAACTTCAAATATTTTATCTGAGCCTCCAGATGCGCTAAAAAGATTATCCACTTGTGTATAAGTTCCAGATAAAGAACTTTCAGAAGTAACAAATACTTGGACACTGTTTTCAATTACAGGACCCTCGTTTAAAGTTATTGTTTTATAAGAATCTGTCGTATCAAAAGATCCGGTTTCTTCAACTAGTGACCCTTCGATCAATGCTAAATTATTCCAAGTTAATCCTTCCCCATCTACGACACCATCATCGAGAGATAATACTAGGTCGGTACTGTTAGCAGCTAAGGAACTAATCTTTCCATTTTCAACAGAATATAAAGTATAATTCACTTCGCCTCCGTCTAATGGAGAAGCAAGGGTAACCACTCTCTCTTGCGCTGAAATTAGTGGGTCACTCGTAGGGGTAATAATCATGGATATTGCTGCGGAGCCTCCCGCTGAAGTAGGACCCTTCATACGAATACCAATTAATCTAAGTAATTTAGATACATTTCTTCTTGTACGAGCGGTAGGCAAAAATGATTCATTTGCTAAAGCGTCTGCTTTAAAAGACATTACGGCCCCCATATATGCCACCAACTCAGTAAACATAATTCCATAATCGGATTCAGTAAAATTTTGATAATCTAAAGAGTAAGCTGCTTTCATGTAAGAAATTAAAGCATCTCTTAAACTAGCAAAATCTGTAGCCGCATAATCAATTAAGGATTCTTTATTAATATAAGTAGAACCACTTTGTATCAACTTTTGATAATCAGAGGTTGCGGTTGTAAAAGGTATATTTGACGGGAGATTATAATTTGTTGTTGTCATGGTAAATTATCTTTTTTATGGCCTATGGTAAACTGTTATATCTGTACTAGTTTCAAATTCCAAGGAGTAAATATTTAGTACAATCCTAAATCCTGGAAGACCGAATCCAGAACCCTCATCTAAAATTAAAACATCTAATCTTTTTATTACAGCGTCGGGAATATATTCATGTATAGAGGTGGCGACTCTAAGCTTAATATTATAAATGGCTTCTTCCGTAAGAGGCTCAAACAAGAATTCCTCTAAATCTAATCCAAAGTTAGGGAGCATCAAGCGTTCGTCACCGCCCGTTCCTAGCAACTGAAGCACCTGCCCTGTAAGGCGTTCAATTCCTGCGGATTGGGCGAAAATTCCTTTAGTGTTTGACGTTTTATCATAAAGAGGGAACCTCACCCCCTTAATGGCCTCGCGTCCTCCTGCGCTAATAATTTGGTCTTTTATCGTGGGGGATGGAAGCGATCCAAAGGCTGTGGTTGTATTAATCATATTGCTGGTAATCCCAAGGAAAGTATATCTATATTTTTAAAGAAGCCTGTTTGGGCATCATAATTTTGCTTAACCTCCTTATTAGTTAGTGGCCTTGAATAAAACTTTAAACTTCCCACATTCCCATGCAACCCCGCAGTATACCCGTGCCTATTACCCATAAACCCTCCCGAACTGGTGGTGAGATCAATTGGATAACCTGCGGTCCAACCCCCTCCAACAATCCAAGGAGTAAAATAAGTATCTGTTTGTGGTCCAATGTCAAACTGTGTTTGTCCTAGTTCAGCACCTGTAAGAGGAGCAGTTTGGCTCACTGTCGCAGAAGAATAATAAAAACTATAATCTGGTTTATCTTTAGGAACTATAAATGTCGGAGTCTTTGGAGATGTATAAGATTGAACCCCAAAGGCATCCGAGATAGCAGATGTTGCTAATTCGTCCCCATCTAAATAAACGGTACATTTATCTCTACTAACATCAAAAGCAACATGTAAATGAACAAAGGTAGAAGAAACATTTAAAAAAGTTTTTCCCGTAGTTGTAGTAGCAGATACAGGTATGGTCATTTTGTGATAACCTACAAAACTACAATCCGAAGTTTTTGGAATAAACTCTACGGCTGAAGTTCCAAAAGACATGGTGGGAGCAATAAAGAAACAACTAGACGCAACAGTAGCTGAAACAGGTATATTAAAATTTTGTCCTGGATCATGATTCGGACCAGAGATAAGGGGGGCATCTGAAAAGATAACGGGGTCTCTAGTAAATCCCATTAAAAATCCCTTAGTAGACTCCTCTGCATTGGCAGTAACTAAAGAGCTTACATTTCCTGCTTGTGGTAAGCCTCCCGTATTTTCATTACCTAAAAGAATACGGTAATAATTATAATCTGTCCAGGCCCCATTACTGCCATTTATTAACCTTGCGGGTTGATCTGGATGAATCTCTTGTTGTGTAAGATTAAAACCAAAATAAGGAATATGAACCCAACAATCTATACTAGCACCACCAGGACTATATAATAAATTTTGAAACTCCGTATTAGAAGGTAATCTAAAATAACCCCCCGTTTTTAATAATTTAGCCGACTGAGCATGAATTCTTGCTACCCCGCCTAAATATGGGATTCCTAGGCCATTGCCAAAAAGAGCGGCTGCTGCTCCAACTAATTGCCCATCGCCTTCTTTTCCTGCATATACTGGATTGTTAACGTTATATTCTGTAGAAGAAGGGGCCACAGCAGAACCCTTTAAAAAGTTATACACTGCAAATAACCCACTAGTTGCAATAGAATCGGTCAAAGAAATTGCGGGTGCTACCTCTGAATGAATAGAAGGATTAAACATGATGGAGCCTAATCCCATAGGAGGAACTACAAGAGGAGATAATAATTTATTAGACTGTACTCCATGATTCCTAACAAATTTCGGCTTTATAGGTAAAACAATCCCTGAAACTTCACCAGATTCAAAAGTTAAAGCTTTTTGCTGATCTATTGCGATATTCAACCCTATTGAGCTTAAATAAGAAAAATCATTAACGGGAATTGTTCCAGGAGAAAAAGAGGTTGCAGTTCCAAATAAATCAGGTGCTTTAACTGCTACCTCTATTTGCTTCCTTCTTTTATTTCCCTTAGCTCTAAACGAAGATATTACAGAATATAAGCTGTTTCTAGTATTTAAAACTAATGCGGAATCTTCCGTATACCCTTCAGACAATAATTCAGTTATTTGTGAAGAAGTGTCATACATTAGTTTATCTTTTTGTCCCTCTAAAATAGTTAAAAACGTGTCAGCAGAATAATATTCCTGTAGTCCTGGAGAATCGTCTATGTAAGAAATATCAAAAATAGTATTAACATAATCATTTAATTGCTCTACAGAAACCACAGTTCCTTTTCCTCCCAAACTAGGGGCATGGTCTAATTTCCATTTATCACTATTAACAACAAACCCAACATCTGAAGCAGACGGTATAGATTTTCCGTTGTAAAGTCTTTCTTGGGAATCGTAATATAAGCCATCTTCTGATAACACAAACAAACCCGCCTTAGCAATTGGTGGTCCGTAGGTTAATCTAAAGATAGGTCCTTCGTCTAGTTCAGCCTCAGCGGCTTCTACTTGTCTTTGGTATAATTCAGTCCCAATTAAATCAAGGACGTTGGTACAAGCTTCTGAGAAATCTAAAGCGTCTTGCACCTGTGCCCTAGCTAGTCCTAATGATGCCTGCCTTCGGTTTTCTGAGTACTGGTTATCTCCAACAGTATATGGAATGTCATCAATCCCAAGTGGTTTGAGAATCCCCATCCACGCGAAAATCTCACCAGCACACTGACTCAACTCTTGAATAAGTGCATCACCCTGATCATAAGCAGACTCCAACTCATTTATAAAGCCAGCCCAGTCTGCTGCCGCCGTTAGCCAGTTAACATCAAAACCCTTGGCCGATGATTGAGAAAAAAGACTAAATTTTCCAGTAACAGTGGAATACTGTAAAATACCGTCTTTCTTAAATATATCTACAACTATACTAGAGATAGCGGTCCTGGCAGAATTTCTACCAGAAATGAGTGCTATAGCCAGTGTACCAAGGCCACCATCAGTATAATATTTTAAAGCATCTGCACCTAACGTAGTGAGACATAAGGGAACCCCCCACTTTGTACTGATCATTATTGCAGGGGAAGTGAACCATGCTGGATTAATAAGTGCCATGATATAATTTAAAGTTTATTGAATTGCCCCTCTACGTTGACATTATTGAAATAAGTATAGTTAGAATTCCACAAAGGATTTAGAAAAAAAGGAAACCATCCTAAGAACCGCTCAACATCAATTTCCCAATTTGTTTTTCGTATTCCAATACTTAAATCTAAAGGATTAAGAACGGAATTGAATTGTATTTTACCGCCTTGAGCAACATCAGATTCTATACTAACATTCCTCCCTTTTATATTTATATCTCCTAGAGATTTAAGGTCAATTCCGTTCTCAGCGTATAAATGGATTTTGTTTTGGCTTCTAACCTGAAATGAAGCTCCTGTGGTTCCATCTAGTTTTTGCTCCCCTACACAATCAATAAAAACCCCATTACCTGTGCTGCGTATTTCTACATTTCCTGTATCACTTTGGAGTAAAACATTACCTGCCCCACTCTTTCTAAATATACCAGTATGGGATTGCGTTGATTTATTTTGGATAACTATATTATTGCCATCTTGAATATCTATACTAATATTTCCCTCAGCACTATGTAGAGATATATTTCCACCAGCGTCTATACTTATACCCTCAGGACCAACCATAACATCATCCGAGTCGGTATCTGTGAGACGTATTTTAGATTTCTGACCAGAACTATACAATAGAGCCCCTTCTTCGTGAGGAACATCATTTAATAATAAACCGTGCCCCTGACCGCTTCTTACGCTCATTGCTGATCTACTATTATCGGTATCTCTATTTTCTCTACTTAAAACATGGTGTCCTAAAGGAGTGGTCCAACCATAAGACATACTTTGAGCATTTTCTACTCCATCCTCTTCATCCCAACTCAAAGTCTGATTACTTCCCGTTTTTGGGTCTTTATCCTGAGGATACATTGCATCTGCTTGGATCTTATCAAAGGAAGGATCCATAACGGAGCCCAAATAATAATAACTATTAGTTTCGTCGTTTATTACAAAATCATAAAGTATTTCTTGGTTTACTTCTGGGACAAATCCTGCCCCTGCATATAAACCGCCTCCATAGAAGCTAACATACTTAACACCAATCCACATAGATTGATCATCAGGATCAGATCCATGAGGACAAACAGTTAATTGCCCCTGTCCTAGAAGATCTCTTTTTGATACAACACAACCTTTATAAACCGCCATTATCAGTCTCCTTCCCATACCCTCTAAGAGCATCTTGGCGTTTTTTCTTCTGTTCTGGAGTTAATGAGTTTCTTTGATAAGCATTTAGAAGTCCCTTCTCCTCTGTATTAACAAGACTGACGTAGGGAAGGGTTACTTTACCTCTATTTTGCCTATTAAGAGCAAATTCACTATTATTATTTTCTTTTCTAATCGTCGGCATCATTTATCTCCGCTGCAAGGTCTTTAACCACTATGAATTCTGATTCGGCTTTTCCTTTTTTAATAGTATGCTTATATCCCAATATGGTATATAGCCCACTAAAAAAATCAAAGGTAGATCGGTCCAACTCCGAAGTAGTTTTCAT